TCGCCGTGCCGTCCTCGGCGCCGGGAATGCGCGCATCGCCCAGCCGGGCGCCGGAGACCGTTTGCGTGCCGTTGATGATCGAGCGGTCGATGACAGAACCCGCCAGCGCGCCAGCCGCCCGGCCAAGCACAGCGCCGACCGGTCCGAACACGCTGCCAAGCGCTGCGCCGGCCGCCTGCAGAAGAATGGTTGCCATGATCGTCAGACCTTTTGCGGAAAACGGAACACACCGGCGATCCGCCGCCGCCAGGAGGGCACCAGCGCCGATTCGATCACCGCCGCCTGCTCATAGGCATGGATGAACCGATCGCCGGTTGAAAGAATGCCTGCATGTTTGGCCGGCAGATCCGGCCGCCAGCAAAACAAAAGCAAATCCCCCGGCCGCATCTGCACCACCGCAAGCTCCACGCCGAAATACCGCCGCGCCGCTTCGCGCAACCGGTCCTCGCCGCTCCGCTCCGCCCAGTCCGGCTGATAGGCCGGCGGCAGTTCCGGCTCCGCGCCGTGGATCTCCCGCCACACCCCGCGCACCAGCCCCAGACAATCGCAACCGACCCCCTTCAGGCTCGCCTGATGCCGATACGGCGTCCCAATCCAACTCCGCGCCACCGATACGATCCGGCTTGCAAAAGCATTCCCCCGGTCTTTCTTTTCTTCCCCACGGGCAGCCCCGCCTTCCCCTTCTCCCCCACGGGCAGCCCCGTCTTCCCCTTCTCCCCCACGGGGAGAAGGTGGCCCGCAGGGCCGGATGAGGGGGTCCACACGCTCCGAACCATCCACACCCCCACTCCCACCCCGCTCACTCATACAAAACCCGCCCATCATGCACCGCATCGCCATCCGCATAGCCAAAGGCAAAATCCGTCCCCGGCATATGCGGAAATCCCTGGAAATTCACAGCGTTCGCAAACGCCGTCCCACAGGTGGCAAAACTCTTGTCGCATCCCGCCGTCACCGCAAACGTATCTCCCGCCGCAAGCGGCAAAGGCGGCGGCAGCCAGAGCGAAAGCGTCACACCGTCAGCATCCCTGCGGTGATCCTCGATATCGGCAACATGCCCGGCATTGGCACCGGCAACGAACGTGACCATGCCGTACCGGAAAAAACCTGCCGCCGCCGCATCGAGGCCGCTCACCCGTATCCGCGTCCCGTCCAAAACAGCCGCGATCGTGCCGCTGCCCCGGTACGCCGGATTGCTGACATCTACCTTGCACCGCCGGTCACCGAACACGGCGTCGCAGCGCCGCCCGTAAATCCGCCCCTGCACCTGATCCACCCGATGCGTCAGCCGCCGCAGCTCGGCGCGAAAGGCGCCGCCTGCCGCCACGACATCGCCGATCTCCTGCACCCGCAGCAGAATGCGCTGGTCCGGCGCCTGCCAGTTCACCTGGAACACCTCGACCTTGGCGCCGTCATACCGTCCGGCGATCACATCCGCCTCGCTGATCGCAATGCTGGAAAAACCGCCGGCGATCTCGCCCGCCTCGACGGAAAGCCCGCTGGCCACCTCGCTGTCGGCCGCCTGGAAACCGCTCGCCGCCGAAAAACCGGTGCCGTCGAAGGTGAGATCATGATCATGCTCGGTAAAGCCGAGCACCGTCCCGTCGCGCCGCGTCACCCGCCAGCAATGGCACATGGTCGTCGCGTCGCCGCTCAGATGTCCGGCAAGCGCTGCAGAAAGCGTTCTCATGGCTTGATCTCCACCAGAGGAATGGTCGGAATGCGCCCGGCCTGAAATTGCCCCAGATCCACATCGATCCGGTCGGTATCGAACCGCACCGGCACATCGAATTCGAACCCGGCCTTCACCGCAGCGCCATCAGCCGGAATTTTCGACGCCACAAACGTCACCCGCCCGCTCGCCGCATCCACCGTAAAATCGGCAGGCGCTGCCAAAACACCGCCGACCGACACCAAAACCGTCCCCAAAACCGGCTTGGCGATCTCGCGCACCGTCACACCACCGGCATCGCCATAGGTCTTCACCAACTGAAAATCCGCGCTCACGCCATCACCGGTACCCATCACCTGGTCATGCCCTGAGACCGCACCACCCGGCACGCAGGATTTGAAATCCAGCGGATCGCGAAACCGGAACCCGTAAAGCTGCCCCGCCCGCGCCTCGAAGAATTCCAGCACCGCATAGAGATCGCCGATCGACTTGATCCCCGAGCCCGCATCATAGTGCCTGCGCGCATCGCGCCAGCGCCGGTTGCGGTTTTCCCGCCCGTTCGAAAGACTGACAATATCCGTGCGCCGCACCGGCCCGCCGCTCGTCCCCAATGCCAGGCGCAAGGGAAACCGGACCTCGTGAAATCCTGTTGCCATGATATTTTCCGTTGTCTGTTGAATCGGTTGGCAGCGGATCTTCAGAGACCGCTCTATGCCGTCAGATGCTGATCCACCGCACCGGCAATTTCGCCCGCAAGGGACGGAATGAAACCGTCATTTCCGGAGCCTGTCTTCGATCCAGAAGGTGCTCCTTGCACAGCATCATCCAGTCGCCCCTCTGCGCACACGTGGCAAAGGACGGGAGGCCGCTTCCGGAAAAATCGGACACGCAAGCTCCACAGGCACAACTATAGGCGCAGACCAATCCGGATTTGCAGACATATCCGTGAGCTCCAGCCGTCCTATCATCCAATATTCCAGCCTTTTGCGCTGGAAATCATTTTTTTCAGAACGAGGGAACTTGAGCACATCGAGCTGGTTGAAGACGTGCAAACAGCAAAATAAACTCAAAGTGAGGAAATCCCGATGATCCGCTCCGTTCTTATCGCAGGCGCCACCATTGTGGCCCTTTCGACCTCCGCCTACGCACAGAACATGACTGTGACATGCGACGACGCCGGCATGACGAAACTCAAATCCGAAGCCGAAACCGTCAAGCAGGAACACAGAACCGAAGTCATGGCCGCCATCGGCGACGCCAGCATGGCCATGCAGGCCGGCAAAATGGACGAATGCATGGCCTCCATGCAAAAGGCCATGACAGCCATCCACAAATAGGCCGCCATAGCCAACCGAATGTGACAAGGCCCGCTGAGATCGCGGGCCTTTGTTCATTATGGCATTCCCACCTCCCCCTCGAGGGGGGAGGTCGCCGCAAAGCGGCGGGTGGGGGTGCCCCACCACGAACACCATCGTCAATTCCTTTTGCCGCAGATCACCCATTCCGAAGCTCCGCTCCGACCCTCCCCCTCAAAGGAAGGGTTGGCATCCAAGCCGGCGCATCGAAATCCGCCATGGCATCTTTCACAGGGACGTCGAAGGCACCGCATTTCCACCTCCCCCTTGAGGGGGAGGTCGCCGCAAAGCGGCGGGTGGGGGTGACCCAACGCGAACACCATCGTCAATTCCTCATGCCGCAGATCACCCCACCCCAAAGCGCCGCTCCGACCCTCTCACTCACATCCCTCGCCGCCCGCGCGCCACCGTGCGCGTCAGCATCGCCGCAATCTGCCCCTCTGATTTTCGAAAGCTCTGCGCATCCGGCGCCGTCACGTTGAAGACGATATTCATCGCCGCGCCGCCGCCGGAAGATGCCACGCCCAGCGAGCCGTCGGAGCCGCGCTTCAAGGGCAGGATCGCCTCGGACCCGGCCTCGCCCATCAGCCCCATCTGTCCATCCATCGGAAAATAGGTCGGCGCGGAGACGATACCGCCAGCGGCAAACGGTGTCACCCGGCCCGGCACGCCGCCATTGGCAAAGGCAGTTGCCCCACTCAGGCTTCCCGCAAGCCCCGAAATCGCCGATCCAAGCAAGCCTTCCAGCGGCTTCAACCCCGCCGATAGCGCGATCTCCGTCAGCCGCAATCCGGCGCCGCGCAAGACATCCTCCAGCCCCTTGCCGCCGCGCGTCGCCGAAGCAAGAGCCCCCGTCAGTGCCGCGCCGAACGCGTGCGAGCGCCGCTCCAGATCGTCGAGCACATCCTTCAGCGCATCCGCATCCTCGGCCGCCCCCGAGAACCCGATCCCATCACCGTCCATCATCATCTCCTTGAAAAAATATCCGCCGTCTCAGTCCGGAAACCCTGCCATCAGCATCTCCAGTCCCGATCGGGAGGGAACCGGTGCCGCAGGCTTCAAATCGCCCAACGCCGCCTGCATCTCACGCGGTGTCATCGACCAGAAGACGGCCGCCGGAAGCCGCAGCAGGCAAAGCCCGGCATGCATCACCGCTTCCCAGGGAAACGGCGACGGCAGTCCGTTGCCCGCTGCGGCATTCAAGGGTTTGCGGTGTCCTCCGCGCCGCCGAAGGTCACCGCCAAAAGCTCGCCGGTCAGCCGCGCCAGCCCGGAAAGATTACCATCGATACTCATGACGGCAACATCCTCGTCCGATACCAGGTTGCCGCCGCCGCGAAGGCCGGCGCTCAAGATCCGGATCATATCATTGGCCTTCAGCCGCCCGGCCGAAAAGCGCGCCGCCAGCTCCATCAGATTGTCGGCCGCAAACGCCGTCTCGAGTTCGGCCAGGCTGCCGAGCGTCAAGCAAAGAATGCGCCGCTCACCGCCGATGACCGCCTCCACCTCGCCCCGGTGCCGGTTCGCCCGGCCGCTGATGCCCAGCGCGCTCATCACAGCGCCGCAAAAGTCAGAGCACCGGCCGATTCCAGTGCCGTCTCGAACAGGATTTCGCCATTGTACTGGCCGGAATATTCGAGCGCCGTCACCTGAAACGGACCCGTCAGCGTGCCGAAATCGGGGATGACGATCTGCCAATTCAAGATGACGCCGTTAAAGAACGCCGCGCGCACCAGCGCATCAGAGTTCTGATCCTTGAAGATCCCGGCACCCGAGACCGATGCCCGCTGCACGCCCGCCCCGCCAAGCAACTCACGCCATCGCCCCACGGATTCCGCGTCAGTCGCGTCCACCGTCTCGGCATTGAACGCCAGCCGTTTCGAGCGCAACCCCGCCACCGTCAGATAAGAGCCGCCATTGTCGATCTTCAAAAGAAGATCCTTCCCCTTCTGCGCCACCATGCCTTCATCCTTCCGCACAACAAAAAAGCGCCCAGAAGGACGCCGGCAAAATCATCTTCCGCTTTCGCGAAACCTCACTCCGTAACAGCCCGGAACACCATTTCCGCCACATGCCCTTTGGCCTTGGCATCGCGGCTGATCTTCGTGCGCCGATGCAGGATGCTGACCAGCGCAACCCCGCTCAAAACAAGCGGCGCATCGTCCAGCAAAGCCCGGACCCGCGCGGCAATCTGTTCCGCCGTGCGGCCTCCGCCTTCGCCGGTCAGCACGTTCAGCGTGATCAGATGCTCTTCGCCCGCCTCGCTTGCCGTCGATGCATCCAGGCTTTCGATCCCGGCAATGGAAATACACGGCCGGTGCGATCGTGCCTGCAGATGATCGTGAACACCGCCCTGCCCGATCAAGGACGTCAGAGCCGCATCACCGGAAAGCTTGAGGAAAATCGCCTTCTGGACAGCGCCTGCAGCACTCATCGACCCTCCTCCGTGCAACGGCAGACCAGGTAGCGGCGCGTTTCGTCGGGATCATGAAAGGCCTGGATCGTGAAAACCCGTGCACCCTTGCAAAACCGCATACCGGCCTGCAGATCCGCGCGAAACCGGATGGAAATCCGATGCGTGACGGTAAAGACCGCCGCATCCGCCTGCTCTTCGTGTGTGACCGAAACAGGCTCGATCCGCGCCCAGAGCGAGGTCACCAGCGCAAAACCTGCAACAATGCCGCCCTGGCCATCGCTGGCGTCGTCGCGCATCTCCAGGTCCAGCCGGTCCGAAAGCTGTCCGGGATCGAGCGCAGCCATGCTCAAAGCCCCCGCCGGCAAAAGGGTGCGATCAGCCGGTCGTAACCGGCAGGCACCGCCGCCGGCTGGTCACCAGGAGAGACCGCGCCGCGAAACTCGTAGAGCAGTGCCGCATGCAACAGCATCGCCCGTTTCAGCGTATCCGGCACATCCGCACCCGTTGTTCCGAAACCAGCCGTAAAATCGATCTCGATGCCGTTGATCGCCTGTCCCGGCTGCGGATGCTGCGGCAGGATCAGCCGCGCCGGACGCGCCTGTCCGTCCAGCACAAAACCGGTGCTATCGATATCAGCAGGCGTCCCGCCGGCATCATAAACCGTAACTGCCTCAATCGTTTGCACCGGCCCCCTGCCAATCTGAATCACCCGCGCCGGCGGCCAGTCGTCGAGATAGAGCCGGAAGCTTCGCGTCAAAAGTGAAAGTCCGGTCTGGCGCTCCAGATGCTCGCGCACGGTGCGGATCAGCGCTGTTATCAGCGCATCCTCGGCATTTGTTTCGACGCGCAGATGCGCCTTCGTCTCGGCAAGCGTCAGCGGCTCGCCAAGCGGCGGCGCCGTTTCGGTGATGGTCATGGAATTCTCCGATGAAATGCGGTGAGCGCGATAAGTACAAGGCAATTGGGATTGGGTGGACGCAGCGGGAGGGGAGCTGCGTCCACCCTCGCGCGACTGCGGCAGGGAAGACCGCGGCGCGAATGGGTGCCGTCCTTTCAAAAAAAGGGCGGCCCGGCGCTACATTCAAGATGCAGCGAATTTAATCAGCTTGATAGCCTCGAAATTTTGCACGCCCCCACCCACCCGCTTGGTGGTGTAGAACAGCACATAGGGCTTGGCAGAATAGGGATCGCGCAGCACCCGCACGCCGGTGCGATCGACGACGAGATAGCCGGCGGCAAAATTGCCGAAGGCGATTGCGGTGCTGTTTGCGCCGATATCCGGCATGTCCTCAGCCTCGGCAATCGGAAAGCCCATCAGCGAGGCCTGCTCCCCTGCCGTCACCGGCGGGCGCCACAGATAGTTGCCGTCGGCATCCTTGAACTTGCGGATCTCGGCCTGCGTCCTGCGGTTCATCACGAAGGCGGCGTTCTGCCGGTGGCCGGCCTTCAGCGCATAAATCGCGTCGATCAGCGTGTCAGATGGCCCGCTCGTCCGGAACGCACCGGCGGCACCGGTCGCGATATAGCCGATATTGCCCCAGCTCCAGCTCGCCTCATCGACATTGGTATAGCTTAAGAAGCCCTTCGGCTTGTTGGTGCCGTCGCCGGAGACGAAGGCTGTACCTTCTTGTTCGCCGAAAGCGATATCGACCTCGGAGGCGATCCAGTTCTCGATATCGACGGCCGCGTCGTCGAGCAGGGCGGCCGTCGCCGCCGGCATGGCATAGAGTTCCATGGTCGGGAAAGACAGCTCGGCCAGCTGCGGCGTTGCGGTCTGCGGCCGCGCGGCGGTTTCCGAAACCCAGCCCGTCGCCATGCCCGACAGCGCAAACGGTTTTTTCAGGACCGCCCCCGATACCTGCCGGACCGTCGCCATCGCACGGATCGGCGAGACGACCGAGAGCCTGCGGCCGATTTCCGTGTCGGTCTCGTTGGGCACGAGATAGCCGCCGTCGCTCGCCGAACCGATCGAAAACGCCTTCGCTTCCAGTTCACGCAGCGCCTGCTCGTCGCCGCGGCGGATATAGCTTTCGAATGCCGCCTTGTGCTCCATCGTCTCCAGGCTTGCTTCGCCGCTGCGTCCCAGCGCCGGGCGCGCCTTCTTCAGCGCCAGCTGGTCGATGACGCGCTTCTGCTCGTCCATCGTGCGCGCGATGCGGTCCATCTTGTCGCGGGTCACGACATCGGCCGTCAGCTTGCTTTCCAGCTCCCCCAACCGCCGGTCGTTGGTTTCCTTGAATGCCTCGAAGGCGCCCATGAAATCCTCGAATGCCGCCGTCATGGTGTCCGGCGCAGTCTTGATTTCGGGTGCCACGCTGATCATCTCAGTCATCCCTCATATCCTTTTGTCAGAGAGCTTCATCATCCGGGCCGCCCGCCGCATCGTGCGCACGAGCTCCGTTTCGGTATCGCGGAAGAACCGCGCATTCTTGACGTTCGAAACCCGCGCCGATGGCAGCATCGGAAAGGTAACGATCGAGATTTCCCAGAGATCGGCCTCCAGAATGCGGCGCACGCCGGTCTTGCCGTCGGTCCTTGCCTTGACGGTCTGGAAACCGATCGACAGACCATCGAGCGCACCCGCCTTCATCAGCATGTGCACTTCCTGGGCGCGCGCGACCCCCGGCGACAAAAACCCCTCGACATAGAGCCCGCGCGCATCCTCGCGAATGGTCTTCCAGGCCCCCAGCGGCTCAGCCGGATCATGCTGAAACAGCATCCGCACGCCGGACGCGCCGCGCCGCGCCAGCGATTGCTGGAAAGCGCCGGGCGCAATTGCATCCTTGCCGAGATCGACCTCGCCGAAAATGCTCGCATACCCGGAAAACCGCCCCTCCCCGGTCACCCCGGACAAAGTCAGATTGGCAAACTTCTGCGTTCGCCAGACAGGCATCCTGTCGGTCGTCATGGTTTTTCTCCAAGTTTGAAAGGGGCGGCGGTAGCCAATAGGCAGTAGGCAATAGCCAGCAATGGCTAGCAAACGGGGCAGTCGCGACTGATCATCTATTCACTACTGCCTACTGCCTACTGCCTACCAACTACTTCCACCGTTCCGCCAACCGCACCGCAACCCCCAGCACCCACCAGGCCACAAGGCTCGACGCCGCCGAGCCCGTCAGCATCACCTCCGCGCCCGAAAGGCTGCCGGCAATATCGAGCTCGGCAACAATCCACAGCCCCGCCGGCCCGCCGAAAATCAGGCCGCAGGACAGGCCGGTGAAGAAGCGAGAGGCCGCCTCGCGCTTGCTTTTCGGCAGCATGTAGATCAGCGACACCGCGGCCCCGGCCGCAGCACCGATCCCCTTGGCAGCCCAAAGGCCGGGGTCATTGCCAAAATCAGCCATTTGTTAAGTCCTTGATGCTATGATCGGAATCACAAAGTCCTCACCCTGCCGCAGCCAGCTGACGCAAGGTGATGCGCGGCCTGACGCGGCGTCAGTGCAGCCATTCTCTGAATCTTTTGAATCGCTTGCGGCCTCGTATTGAGAGTTTGAATCCGCAACTTCGCACGTTGAATCAGCCGCGCCCGTATTCGCGACAGGAACCAGGTCTCAAGCCTATGATGGGATTATATTTTCAAGTTTCGAACTGGTCGGGAAGCTCGTCATTTTCTTCCGGAACACGCGGGTTTTGCCGTCCGTGCCGGATGGCCAGGATAACGATGGCGCCGCCGGTTTCGATATAATCGAGAATATACGGCGCCGACACATAGCGCCGGACGCCTGGAATGATAGCAACCGCCTGCCCGGCCTGCGGATGCTCGCCCAGAATGTCTGCAGCTTTGCGGATCTGGCGTACTGTGGCTCTCGCAGCCCGTTTGTCGAAACGGCCGAGATAGGCTTGCTCCGCCTTCAGATAGGCCATAGCGCGCTCGGAAAACCGGACCTTCATCAGGCCGCGTCATCCTCAGCCAGCCGGTCGAGTTCGCTCAAAACCGCGTTGAGATCGTGGACCCTGCCCTCCTCCACGTCCTTGAGGCCTTGCGCAATCTCAAGAATGTCTGCACCCTCGTTGAGAAGATAATACCGCATCGCCCGGACCATCACCCAGCTGCGGGATCGTTCTGAAGCGGCTGCGATTGTCTCGATATCCTTCAGCACATCGACCGGCAGACGCAGCGCGATCGGATCGGAGAGAACGGGCTTGGCCATGATCGGCTCCATTTGTTATACGGCGTATAACAAAATACCAGCAATGCAAGTGTCTCTCAATAGCCCTCAATAGCCCACCGCCTGGCGCTTCTCCTCGTCGGTGAGGAAGTCCGCGTCCTTCATCCGCGCCCAGACCTCGCTGCGTTCCCCGGTCAGCCCGGTCACCTGGTCGAGATCGGGCACCAGTTTCAGCGTCTCGCCCGTCCGCCCGGACAGCCAGCCGGACAAAGCCGCAGCGGTGCGGAAAACCATCGGCAGGATGGTCAGCCGGTAGAGTGCCCGGTTGGCCTCCTGATAATTGGCATAGGTATTGTCGCCGGGAATGCCGAGCAGCATCGGCGGCACGCCGAAGGCGAGCGCGATGTCGCGTGCCGCCCCGTTTTTCGCCTCGACGAAATCCATGTCCTTCGGCGAAAGCCCCATCGCCTTCCAGTCGAGCCCGCCTTCCAGCAGCAGCGGCCGCCCGGCCCGGATCGGGCCGGAATAGCCTTCCTCCAGTTCGCTCTTCAGCCGGTCATACTGGTCGGCCGAAAGATTGCCGCCCTCCTTCGGCTGGTAGACCAGAGCGCCGGAGGGGCGGGCCGAATTGTCGAGCAGCGCCTTGTTCCAGGTCGCTGCCGCGTTGGAGAGATCGAGCGCCATCTGCGCTGCCGCCAATGGCGGAAAGCCCAGGTGATCGTCGAGCGGATGAAAAAGCCTGAGATGCAGCAACCCCTCCTCACCGGCCGAAATACGCCTGACCAGGCCGCCCACCCGGTATTCGTAGCCCTCCGGCCAGCCGTCGCGCCCTTGAAGAATGCGCACCCGGTCCGGCCGCAGCAGATGCAGTTCGCGCAGCGTGCCGCCGATCTCGGCGGCATCGACATAGGCATTGCCGGACAACAGCAGATGGCCATAGAGCGTTTCGAGAAAATC